CAGCCGTCTGGAGCGCAATCTCCTGACCGGCATGATCACATCTAAAGACTTCCTCTCCAGGGTTGCTGGCGTGGTTGAGGACGACCTGCTCGAGACAGATTTTATCCGCACCATAGCGAAGTGGTGCCAAGACTATTATGAAGAATACCGAGACGCCCCCGGCAAGAATATTGAAGGTATCTACTATGGTTGGCTGGAAAAGAATCCAGACGACGCCACCTCGGATGCTGTGCATGACTTTCTTGAGGACCTGTCCGCCTCCTTCGATGAAGAACCCAACCTAAATATACCCTACCTCATTGATGAAGCAGAACGGTTCCTGAATCGACGCAAGGCAGAACGGCTCCGGGACGAGCTTGAATATTCCCTTGACAAAGGAGAGGTCGAAGAAGCCAGCCAAGCAATCCATGACTTCTCCAAGATACAAATCAGTCAAGCTGCTGGCATCTCCCCGCTGAACGATGAGGATGTTTGGACCAGAACTTTTGAGGACAAGGCCAAGCCGCTTATTCAATTTCCAGGTGCCGCAGGAAAGTTCATGAACGACTTTCTGACACGCGATGCCCTCATAGGAATCCAAGGTCCAGAGAAACGCGGCAAGACTATGTGGTGCATTGAGTTTTTGTTCCGTTCCTTGCGCTACAGGAAGAAAGTGGCCCTGTTTGAGGTGGGCGACATGTCCGAGTCTCAGATTGTGATGCGGCTTGGGTCTCGGTTGGCAAAATGCCCTACACGCCTAAGTGGATGCGGTGATGTTATTATACCCACCAAGCTGTGGTGGGGTGAGCAGATCGAGGGAGAGGACCGCATGCCTGAGATAGATGCGGACGTTATCGACATAGACCGACCCATCTCGAGGAATGCCTGTTGGAAGGCTTGTAAAACCTTCCTTCGCAGATGCAAGCTGCCGGAAGATGAGACCTACCTCAAGGTCAGCATCCATCCCAATTCCTCTATCAACGTACAGGGTATCGAAAGTCAGCTGGATGTCTGGGAACGGCAAGACAATTTTATACCCGATGTTATCATTATTGACTATGCTGATATTTTAGCGGCTGAGAACGAGAAAAAAGATGCTCGGGAGCAGGTAAATGATACTTGGAAAGCCCTACGAAGGTTGAGTCAAGAACGACATTGCCTTGTCATCTCTCCAACCCAAGCAGATGCAGCCAGTTATGATGCAGCCACACAAGGTATGAAAAACTTTTCCGAGGACAAGAGGAAATATGCCCATGTCACAGGTATGCTTGGACTCAACCAAAAGGAGGGGGAGAAGACCAGCCAACTAATGCGGTTGAATTGGTTGGTGTTGCGCGAGGGAGATTTCACACAGAAAAGATGTCTTTGGGTCGGTCAATGTTTGAAATTGAGTCGGGCCCTTTGCACAAGTATTTTCTAAAACTGGAACCAACCGAGGTTTCTAAATAGATAATATGGTATAGAAGGAGAAAGGAATGAAAAATCCTGTAGTTCAAATCTACACCAAAAGTGCAAAATTTCTCGGAGCCTTCGATGATGAACCCTGGGAAGTAGCTTTGAATATTGTGCAGACCCACATCGAGGCAGGTGATATCGTTTTGATAGTGGATAGTGAAAAAGACCTTCCTGCTTCAATTGAGATAGAAGGAAAAGCATAATGGTAGAAGCAATTCAAACGGAACTCTTCGAACGCCAAGGTTCCTGGCATGAGGTTGGTCGTGTAGCAAAGGATGCCAGAGAGAACACAGACCAAGCCTTTGTAGACGCGGGCCTGAACTGGGAAGTAGAAAAGGTTCGCTTGCGAGGCACAGCTTCGGACGACACCGCGGTCAGCACAAACATGAATGCCATCATCCGGACAGGCTCCAATGCTGTGTTGGGCGGTTGTAAGATCGGATATAAACTCTACCAGAATGAGCAGGCTATGGAATGGTGCCGGCCTCTGGTGGACTCCAAACTCTGGGACTACGACTCGGTCGGTTCTTTCCAAGACGGTCGGTTCTGTTGGGCCCTGTTGGGAAGGGACGAAATAGAACTGGTCCCCGGAGACAAGCTGAAGAACAGGCTCCTCTTCATCTGGAACCATACAGCCAAACGGTCGAACGTGGTTACCCCCTGCACCATTCGTGTTTTCTGCTCCAACACCCTCCTACCAGAAGTGAACCGACAAAAGGGAAATGCCTATTTTGAGCGGGTGGCTCACATGTCTGGCATGGAGATGAACATGGAGCGACTCCAAGTCCTGTGGAACAAATCCAAAGCGGCATTCGACGCCCAGACCAAAGCCTATAAGGGGTTGTTGGGCGACACATTCAACGACCGCAAGCTTCGACGTCTTGCGAATAAGATTTTCCCTATCAAAAAGGCCGGGGACAAGGTTACCGACCGACAAGCCCAGAACTCGGTCGATGTGAACAGAGGAGCCCGTCTGATGCTGATGGGCGGGGCAAGCGGGCATAAAGAGCTTGGTATTCAGAACACTGCGTACGGTGCTTATATGGCCCTGACAGAATATGTTGAACACTACCTGGGGAAAAAGATCAAGGACAGAGGCTCCAATATCCTGTTCGGGAATGGAGCCCTGCTCCAGAGGAAGATTTGGGAGGCTGTAGCGGCATGAAATCCTTCAAAGAGATATACGGTACAAACCAAGCTGCCCAGATAAAAGCTCTCATAGATGTGGCGCGCGGAAAGCTTCCGTTAGAATTCAAAACGAACTACCCTGGCACTGTTGAGGAGCCTACTATACTTTTGCCCCGAAGCAGACCGGGCAATCTGAGGGCTGCATCAGAACATCATGCCGAGAATGTTTTGATTATCATGAGTGACTTGGCACATGGTCGTGCCCAGATGGATATGCTCCGCTTCAAGGACGATTGATATGAGAACAGCAAAGGATTTTGTCCGCGAGATGTGCAAGCGCGGAAAAACGAATGACCAGATTCTTGCCGTAGCCAGGTGTTCTCGTTGGCAATATGAGATGGAAGAGGTTTGGAATTGGGTTGCGAGAAGAGCAAACCGTTGGCGGGGAGATGATGATGTTTAGAATTAGAAAGCTGTTCAAGTTTGAAGCTGCTCACATCCTTGAGGGAGCCTATTCCGAAGTCTGCACAGCAACCATCCACGGTCACTCCTACAAGATTGAGCTGTTCTTGGTGGCAAAAGAATTAAATACAGATGAAATGGTTTTGGATTTCAAACATCTGGGAGGTATGTGGGCTTGTTATGACCATGCCCTTTTCCTTCCGCCCTCAATGGACAGCCAACCCTACCGAAAGAATTCAACCAGTAGGGTGTTTCAATTGGGGGCTAATCCTACAGCGGAAGTGATGGCTCGGCACTTCTATATTACTGTCAACGACTATCTTCAAGATAAACACAGCGATGAATATAATAGGAGATTTTGGGTAGAGAAGGTTCGCGTACATGAGACGGACACGGGCTGGGCCGAATACAAACCGGAGGAACCGCGGGATGGATGAACCTTTTGAACTGAAGAAGTATAAGCTCAATGAAATCTTTTACTCCCTCCAAGGGGAGGGGGTCTACGCAGGAACGGCAATGCTCTTCGTCAGGTTTGCTGGCTGCAATCTCGATTGCAGTTTCTGCGATACAGACCATTCGGTCAGAATGGAACTCACCAAGAAGGAGTTGGTGGAGTTGATTCGAAAGCATTGCATGGATGAATTCAGTACCCCGGTCTGTTTCACAGGTGGCGAGCCCTCCCTCCAAGTCGGAGAGGGCTTGCTGACATCTTTACGAAGATCTGTCGGATATGCCATCAACTTTCATATCGAAACAAATGGGGTCCGCAAGTTGGACGATGCCGATAGGTATTTCTGCATCACGGTATCCCCCAAGTTGCCTGTTTCTGAATGCCAACAGCAAAGCGGGACAGAGTTGAAGATTGTATATGACTCCTCCCGCAAACATCTGCTCCACGCTATAATGAAAGGGTGGGCTGACCGACCCTTCCAGCACAAGTTTCTCCAGCCTGTAACTTACCCTGACGGCGAGACCAACGTCAAGGAGGTTGTTGCCTATATCAAAGAGAATCCTGAGTGGAGATTGAGTTTACAAACCCAGAGAATAATAAATATCAAATAATCCGGTCTAACCCTGTTCACGAATAGATAATATGGTAGTGAAGTAGAACCAAAGCAAAATACAGGCCAGTAGAAAAGGAGGAAGCAAGATGATAGAAAGAGCAACTGTGCTAAAGATGCTGGACGCGGTTGGGTGTGCCTACAGCAAAAAGATTGCTGGTCCCCGCGCCATTAAGAAGCTGGTTGGCTTCTTGGAGAAGGACAAGACCAAGGCGAAGCTGCTGAATGCCAGGCAGTTGATTGAACTGAAGGCCGAGGTCCCCGGCAAGTTTGATAACATTGTCGTCCAGTCGTCCAATCCAGATGCCCTGACCAAGGCGCCCAAGCCCAAGAAGAAGAACGACGCCGACCCGAATACTGCTGGAGGTAAGGTCTACAAGGAAAACCCCACCGGCTGGAGCGGGAAGCGCGGCAACAAGAAGGCTGCAATGGACTTTATCAAGAAGTCGTTGAAGAAGCCGCAGCCACGTAAGGACCTGGCGGCGGCACTGGTCGCCGAGTACAAAGTCAAGCCCGCCTGTGCTATGAACTATATCAACCTCGCTTTGAGGGACGATGTATTCGAGGGCGGGAAAGTCTCTGAAGAAGACAAGGTTCTCTCCTTCGCATAACAGGGGGTAGGTAGCCGACCGTTCCGTCCGTCATGGCCCCGGTCGGCTACCCTTTTGGAAGAAGGTTTTTATGAATCAGGTAATCAAATATACCCTGGATGATTTTCAAAAAGCTGTTGAGGGAGCCAGCCACCACCATATGTTTCAAAGTGGAAAAGTCGAGTATATCTATGGCGTTCCTTCAGGAGGCATTCCTTTTGCGCTTGCCCTAAGCCATGAAACCGGTATTCCAATCACAAATAATTTGCATATGCAAAACATCCTGGTGGTGGATGATATTATAGATAGCGGGAAGACTCGTCGGGTTTGGTCCATCTTCGACTTCATGGCTCTTGTCACCAAGGCTCCTATGCTTCGGTGTGACCATTTAGAAACGATAGGGCTGTGGGAATTGCCAAAGGAAACCTGGGTTCACTTCTGGTGGGAAAAGGGAGAGACAGATATTACCGACCACATCACCAGAATTCTTGAATACATTGGGGAGGACCCAAACCGGGAAGGGCTTAAAGAGACACCCAATCGGATAAAAAAATCTTGGGAGAGACTCTACGGAGGATATAAAGTAGGGCTTCCTTCGGTTAGCAAAACATTCACAGAAGGAGCCTGTGATGATATGGTGGTCCTTCGTGACATCGAATTTTTCAGTACATGTGAGCATCACATGCTTCCCTTCTTTGGTAGAGCTCATATTGGGTACCTACCCAACGGGAAGATTATAGGTATCAGCAAACTCGCGCGGCTGTTGGAAATCTTTGCCAGGCGGCTTCAAATCCAAGAACGAATTGGAACTCAAGTTACCGAGGCTATTCAAGAAATACTCAACCCTCATGGATGTGGCTGTGTGTTAGAAGCCCAACACTTCTGTATGACATCGCGTGGAGTGGAGAAGCAGAACTCCATAATGGTAACCTCCAGCCTGGCTGGTTCTTTCCGGGAGGAGCCCAAGACCCGAGCAGAATTCTTGAGGATGATTGGAAAGTAAAATGAAGATCTTCGTCTATCTCACTACGTCTTTCCCGGCATGGCATTGTTGGCCCAAAGCACCGCGGTCGTGTGGCTTCCTCAAACATAAGCACCACCATATCTTTCATGTAAAAATAAAGTGGGAGGTGAACCAAGCCGACCGTGAAATAGAATTTATAACCAAACGACAAGAAGTAGACAAGATTATTCACGAAGATTTAGCTTGGGAAAATTTGGGTTCGCGGTCCTGTGAAGAACTTGCTATGTATCTCTATTCAACATTTGATGCAGACTTCGTCCGGGTCAGCGAGGACGGACAATATGGAGCGGAGGTGGTACGTGACAATTTACCAAGTACCGATTGAACCTCTGGAAGAACGATATTCCACACAATGGACGAATTGGTTCCGTGGTTACGGTCCCATGGTCTTATCCAACCCGCTCACCGGGTCCATCGAGACAGGTAGCTTCTTGGATGTCTGTGGGACTAATTACTATAAAGCCGGCCAGTTACGAAAGCTGTGCAGGTTAATATACCTGGGTGAAATTAAGGACGGTGATTGGATTTTCTTTCACGACCTCTGGTTCCCGGGGCTGGAGATGCTCGCGTATATGCGGGATGGGATGGGTGTGGACTTTAAGATAGCCGGATGTCTCCATGCCGGTACCTATGACCCCCAAGACTTCCTGGCCCAAAAGGGAATGCGAAAATGGGCTATTGGGATGGAGAAGGCTTGGTTCGGTGCAATTGCCGACCTGATTTTTGTAGCCACAAATTATCATAAGAAACTCCTTTGGCAAAACACCTCCACAGTCAACGAGAACAAAATCAAAGTGACCGGGTTCCCTCTGTACGATGAAATTGGTCCTGTCGAAAAAGCATCGAAGGCAAAGATTGTAGTCTTCCCACACCGACTCGACCCGGAAAAAAATCCCATGCTCTTTGATTGTATCAAGGAGGAAATGGAACCCTACTTTCCTGATTGGGAATTCCTTCGAACAAAAGACATCTGCAAAACCAAAGAACAATACTATCTCCTCTTGAAAAAATCCTGTATCAGTGTATCCTTTGCCACACAGGAGACCTGGGGAATAGCTATGCAAGAATCAGTTCTTGCTGGTTGTGTGCCTCTTGTCCCCAATCGCTTGTCCTACCAAGAGATGTACCGACCCGAATTTCTGTTTAATGGTTTGGATGAGTTCCGCTCCAAATTGAAGGTCTTGATGTTCAATCACCACCGCCTACTCAAAAACATGGAAGAGGCAGAGGTGGAGCGAACAAAATTCTTAAACGACGGCGGCTCAGCAATTTCTCGCATGATGGACGAAATGAAGGAGTTCTAATATGACAACATATATCGTGGTACCTGATGTAGCCTTTGTTGGTCCTTACTCAGCTTATCATCCTTACATGCTGTTTGCCGCCAGAAAAGCCCAGGGACAAGACGTGGTGTTAACAAAAGGACATCAGTATATCAAGGAAGAGGCGCAGTGGTTTGACCTTCTAAAGGGAGGTTCCGAATACTATGTGAGTCTGGAAGAGGTGCAACAAACGGCAATGGCTGAGTACCTAATCAACTTCGTAGGACTCCGACATACACCCAAGTCCTTTGCCATCGGTTATCCGGGTTTTGCCGAAGCTGTTGGTTTACCTTTCTACCATCTGACCGACGAAGAAATCCTATGTGGAATGCAATATACACAACGGGCTTATCTTGAGAATTTTGCCACCCCTCTCGTGGCTTTGACCGATGCCGACGGACATTTCGACGACATTCCGGGGACCTTCTACCCGTTCTTTACATCATACGGTTGTGGAAATAAATGCAAATTTTGTCCGGTAGACAAATATACTAACGGTCGATATTTGGAACTGTCTATGCCGGCTGTTTGGGACGAGCTTCACTACTGTGAAAAACAAGGTCTACACAATCTCCACTTTATAGACGAGAACCCGTTTAAGAATCAGGAACGGCTCATGTCTGTATTAGGCAAATTTATGGCAAGTCCCAAGGCATACCAATTGATTTTGATGGGGACGGTAAATGACGTTCAGAAGTTTGTTGATATGTACGGCTGGGAGGTCTTGGAATCGGCTGGGGTCAAAGTAATAGAGATTGGTTTTGAATCGGCGGCCTTGTCCAAGGTTATGAATAAACCTGGTGTCGAAAAATACAAGACCTTAGCCAAAGCCTTCCGAGAAACAACCATTCGACCCTTCTGGTTGAATGTTTCCTTCTTCCCAGGCGAGACTATTAAGACCTTGGAAGCTACGGGAGACTTCATGCGGGAGTACGGTCCACCCAATACCTCCAATCGCATTTCCACAAATAATACAGAGGGCGGTCTTGGTCAATGTTTGTATGCCTTCCCCAACAGCAACCTTCGTCAAGATCTTTTTCAGATATCACCGACGCCTACCAGACTCTACCCCGGGTATATTCCTTTTTCATTCTTAGGTACAAGCATTCCAAAGAAAATAGCCTATCAAGACTTGGGCAACAGAGCGAAGAACTATTTGAAGATGTACGGGGTGATGGGAGAGACTCAATTTGAAACAGAGGCAGGCGAAACGGTGAACCACTTCCATCAACGTTACCGGAAAACAGGTGCCCATCCATATATCTTCATCGCAATACTGGCCAAGTTAGGATATTTCAAATGAAGGTACACACGGTCTTCTTGGATTCAGGTGCCCATACGTTTGACAACATCTATATTTCCGAGGGTCGGAAAGATGGGCGGGGCAAGCGTGATTTCTCCTTTGTTGATACAAAAGAATTCAAAGCTTACCTGGACAATTATGCCAATTTTATTAAGAAGTATAAACATCTGATTGATATCTATGTTAATGTAGACATACCAACCAATCCAGAACTGTCCTGGAGGAATCAAATATACCTGGAGGAGGAGCATGGATTGAAACCTCTTCCTGTTGTCCACTATGGTGCTCCGTACAAATGGTTTGAAAAATATATGGAGCGCGGACATACTATTATTGGGATGGGTGGGATAGCCAATGTAAGAAGAAATGTTTACAGAGTTTGGGCGGACAATATTTTTCGTTCGTTATGCCCCCTACCCAAACAGGAACCTATTGTTAGGGTTCATGGTTTTGCCATGACTCGTTTTGAATTTATGAAACGGTATCCTTGGTACTCGGTAGACAGCACCAGTTGGAAATTGTTAGCCGTATATGGAAAAATTCTCGTCCCGAGATTGAAAGCCGGCAAATTTATTTTCACTGAATCTCCTTACACCCTTGACTGCTCCTGCAAAAGCGCAAAGCAGAAGGTCCGCGATAAACATGTTAATACCATAACAAAAATGGAACAAGAGATTTTGAACCTATACCTTTTGAGTATAGGCTTGTCTTTGGACAGAATTATCAACGATCATTTTACAAGAGAGCGAGCCAACTTCTATTGCTATCAAAAATTTGTGCAGGCTCTTCCAGAATGGCCCTCAACTTTCAATATAGCCGAACGGAAAGGATTTGGTTTGTGATTATTTATTATTCAGGCTCCACCAATGTGAAAGACAATGTCGAAGAGTATGCTAACGAATTCGATTTGAATCCTCCTCCGGTATTACTTACCTTTTGGACTATGCAAAAGGAGAGTGGTGCTGATTTCAACCGGTTGCTCCGCGTAGGATTGGAAAGGGAAAACCAAAATGAAGATTGACAGAAAAACAATGTTGGCTACATTGGAGAGTGTTCGCAGCGGGCTCTCATCATTTAAGGAACTCCTTGAACAGAGTTGTTCCTTCGTATTCAAAGAAGGTCGGGTTTACACTTTCAATGGCGAGGTGTCCTTGAATGCCGAATTAAAAATGTCGGAAGGCAACGAGGTAAACTTCGCTATCCCTGCAGAAGATCTCGTCAAACTCCTTGCCAAACTGCCAGATGAAGAGATTGACATCGAATTAAAAACGGGCGAATTTATTATCGTGGGGTCCAAGCGCAAGGCCGGTCTCAAAATAGAAAAAGAAATCTTCCTGCCCTTGGACAATGTCGAGGCTCCTGGCAACTGGATAGCTTTTCCCGAACGCCTTCTCCCGCTCATGATGATGGGTGCAATGTCTTGTGGGAAGGACGAAACCACGTTCCGCACTGTTTGCGTTCACTTCACACCGAACGCAATTGAGGCGTCAGATAACTACAAAATTTTCCGGGCCGAATTGGAAACCGGATTCAAGAAGGAGATGCTTATACGAGCGGATTCTATTCTTGACTTGAAAAAACACAAGCCAACTCACATGAGCTTCTCCAAGAACTGGGCCCATTTCAAGAACAAGGAAGACGTGGTTTGTAGTATTCGAATCCACCGCGGAAAGTACTTCGACACCAGTCCGTTCTTCAAAGTAAAAGGAACACCTATTAAACTGCCCGGGAACTTGGCTGAGATTGTTGACCGGGCAAGGGTGCTGGGCGATAATTCTGTAACCTCATCTGATTCCGGGGTTTCTATCAATCTGTCTGAGTCTCTTCTGATACTCAGCGCCCACAAGGCTACAGGCTGGTACGAGGAGAAGAAACGGGTCAAGTACACGGGCCGGGACATCAGCTTCTCCATCAACCCACAATTACTCTTGGACCTCATGGCCCACACCAGGGACGCTATTGTATCCGAGACCAATACCCTCACTATCCAGACCAAGGAGTTCTCATTGATTGTGGCCCTCAGAGTATTGGAGTGAGTTAATGCCTTTCTTTTCTGGTAGCCAACTGCAAGGCGAAAGACGGCAACCCACCCTTCCAAAGTGTGGGGCTTGCGGACTCTCCAAAGGCTGTATCACTCCGAGGATGCAGCCTTCCGGGGAGGGCAAGCGTAAAATCCTTTTCGTTGCGGAAGCACCTGGAGAGCAAGAGGACAGAAGAGGAACCCAATTGATAGGTAAGGCTGGTAAGTATCTACGCTCTGTCCTTTCGGACTTGGGCGTGGACCTGGACGACTGCAAGAAGACCAATGCTGTCATATGCCGTCCTCCCAAAAACAAGAATCCAGACACGACCCAGATGGAGGCTTGTCGGCCCAACGTCCTGAAAGAGATAAAGGAATTCAAACCACATGTCATAGTTCTGCTGGGCGGTGTGGCTGTGCAAAGTGTTATTGGTGCGGAGTGGACCAAAGGAGTTGATGCAATAGGAAGGTGGGTTGGGTGGACGATACCATCTCCTCTTCATGAGGCGTGGCTCTGCCCGACTTACCATCCTTCATATATTCTGAGGATGAAGGAGGATCCTATCCTCGCCAAGCTGTTCAAGCGCGACCTCAAAAGAGCCCTCCAACTCGAGGTTCATAGGACCCCCCTATCATATCTAAACCTCGATGCGATAAAGGACAGTGTCGAGGTGATTTTCGACGCACAACGGGCGCGACAAGCCCTGATTAGGGTAAATCGCCAGGATGTGACTATTGCATTCGACTACGAAACCACCGGAATCAAGCCTGACCATCCCAAACATCAGATAGTCAGCTGTTCCGTTTGTGTTGCTGGGGAAGATACTTTTGCCTTCATGATGTCGGATAAACTCAAACCACCCCTGTCTGCCCTGTTGAAAAATCCAAGGATACATAAGGTAGCTTCCAACCTGAAATTTGAAGAGCGGTGGACTGTGGCAAAACTGGGACATAGGGTTGCTGGGTGGAAATGGGATACGATGTTAGCTTCCCACATCCTCGACAACCGTTCGAAGATAACCAGCATCAAGTTTCAAGCCTACATCCACCGCGGTATCCCAGATTACGATTCTCATATGAAAGAATTTTTGAAGTCTACTGATGAAGGTGGATTCAATCGAATACTTGAAGCGCCCAAAGATGATTTGCTTCTTTACAACGGACTGGATAGTATTTTGGAGTACGATGCTTTCGTGAGACAATCAGAGGAGATGGAAAATGCCACCGACACTGATGAATGAAATTGTAATTGCAGAATACGAACCGGACACACTTATCTTGGGCTTGCGGTTAGCCCACGGCGGTAAGTTGGTTGCTTATAAGCCTACTCCGCGTTCAGAAGAAACCAAGACCTTCGCCGATATATTTGAGAATCACGCCATTGCTTTTGAATGTCTATGCGACCACGTGGTAAACGGGCGGCGTGTTCCAATACAATGGCGCTCCGACTCTGCTGACGAGTCGGGCTCGCACGAGTGGTCTGAGGTACGAATCGGATGGGTAATTAACTTGATGGAAGAGAGTATTATAAACTTGACTCACTTCCGTTTCCAGCCGTCAGGACTCCAATGAATCTGACTGATGCCTATTCCCTACTCCACGAAGGTTCTCTCACCCTTGCTCAAATAGAAGCGAACGGTATGAGGGTTGATGTGGATTACCTCGAGAAAGCCGTCCGCAAAACCCAACGGAAAGTACAGTGGATGGAAAAGGACCTGCTGGAAACGGAGGAAGGTAAAATCTGGTCCAAGACTTACGGTCCCAAGTTCAACTTCGGTTCGTACGACCAGCTGGGTCATATCCTCTTTGACGTGATGGGCTTCGAATCCCCTGGGAAGACTTCGACAGGAAGAGCGAAGGCAGACGAAAAGGCCCTCGCCACAGTAGACTCTGATTTTGTTCGCCAGTATTTGAAGATGAAGAAGAGATCGAAAGCTGTAGGGACTTACCTCAAAGGTATCCTCCGCGAGCAAGTGGACGGGTTTATTCATCCTGTGTTCAACCTTCATATGGTAAGGACCTTCCGTTCCTCTTGTGACCATCCCAATTTTCAAAACATACCTGTCCGCGACCCGGATATAAAGAAGCTGGTACGGACTGCATTTATACCCCGCCCTGGACGTCGGCTGATAGAGCATGACTTTACAGGACTTGAGGTTTCCATTGCCGCTTGCTATCATAAAGACCCAAGAATGATTCAGTACATCAAAGATCCCAAGAAGGATATGCACAGAGACGCGGCGATGGAATGTTATAAAGTACCCTTGAGTGAGATGACCAAGGAAATCAGATACTGCGGAAAGAATATGTTTGTCTTCCCGCAATTCTACGGAGACTGGTATATTGATTGTGCCAGATCCCTGTGGGAAGCTGCGGATCAATTGAATCTGAAACTCAAGTCCGGCAAAACCTTACGCGAGCATCTCACGAGTAAGGGCTTCGCGCGCCTGGGCCTGCTGGACCCAAGTGTTAGACCTACACAAGGAACCTTCGAGCACCACATCAATCAAGTAGAGCAAGCCTTTTGGAAGAAACGGTTCCCTGTCTACTCGCAATGGAAGAAGGATTGGTACAAACAATACCAAGGGAAGACTTGGCTCCAAATGAAATCGGGCTTTATTGTCCGAGGTTATCTGAAAAAGAATCAGATTATCAATACCGCTGTGCAGGGTGCGGCATTCCATTGTCTGCTCAAGACTCTCATTATGCTCCAGGATTGGATAGAAAAGAAAGGAAAGAAAACTCTCATCGTAGGTCAAATTCATGATAGCTTGGTGGCAGACGTTCCCGAGGATGAGGTGGAAGAGTACCTGCATATGGCTGAGGAGATGGCTACCAAGAGATTGATGAAGGAATGGGATTGGATAACGGTCCCGCTCGAAGTGGAGGCGGAGATGTCCGCTGTGGACGGAAGCTGGTATGAGATGGAGGAGGTGTAAACATGCGACCACCTTTAGCTAGCAAAGATGTACCTTTCACCCATGCCTTTGCTGAAATTATGCAATTTCATTTCCCAAAAGAATGCACGATTTGGGATCCTACATATGGAGAAGGTCTTTCCTGGAGAAGCATTAAGGAAAACCAACATGGTTTCCTTGCCAGCCCTCTATATCACATGACCGAAGAGGACATAGCACAGGGTCAAAACATTCTTGATGCTGAATACCGCGGTGCTTTTGACGGTGTCTACTTTGATCCTCCCTACATCTGGGGCTTGAAGCAAAGCAAAGATGAACGAGAGAAAACCTACGGAGAATACACCCACAACAAAATAGACCTGCAGAATTTTATCTGGGAGGCTGCGGAGATTATCTACCAAGCCTTAAAACGCGGAGGTAAATTGGTGTTCAAATATACCGATGTTTTCGCGATGGACGATAGGCAGTTTCATTTCGGAGCCCAGACCTGGAGGTTACCTTTCCCCAAGTTTTATATCATAGACCATTTCATTATACAACACCATCACATCAGTCCTACCGCATACCAAGTGAAAGACAGACCCTGTTCAATTTGCAACCATTCTTATTTGACTGTCATGCAGAAAGGAAAGTGATGACTGAGGAACTTTACAAAGCATACCGACCAAAAGATTTTAAGAGCATTATAGGGCAGGAAGAGACAGTCCAGACACTGGAGAACATGCTGAAGAACAACCGACTCCCTCATACCCTTCTCTTCCACGGTCCAAGCGGCTGTGGGAAAACGACCCTCGCACGAATCCTTCGTGATAAGTTGGGTTGTTCTGACATAGATTTTACTGAGCTGAACTGTTCTGACTTTCGAGGCATCGACACCGTCCGCGAGATTATGAGAAGGATGACCCTTGCCCCTACGGGAGGGAATTGTCGAATATGGATACTGGACGAGGTCCACCAACTTTCTAAAGATGCAATGAACGGAGCCCTTAAAATGCTGGAGGATACACCCAGCCATGTCTACTTCTTCCTCTGTACCACGGACCCCAACAAGCTACTGGCTACTATCAGGACCCGATGCTGTGAGCTGCCCGTCCAGTCCTTGAATGAGACAGAGCTTGCCAGGCTGATACAGAAAACAGCGCGGCGAGAGGACAAGGAGGTTCCAGATGAAGTGGTGGACCAAATTGTACGTGATAGCCTTGGGTCTGCTCGGACGGCTCTTGTTGTCCTTGACAAGATTATAGACTTACCTATTGCAACTATGGCATCGGCGGCAGAGGGAAGGGCGGCTGAGGAAAATGAAGCAATAGAACTCTGCCGAGGTCTCATCAAAGGAGACAACTGGAAGAACATTGCACGGATACTTTCCTCCCTCAAAGGCGACCCGGAAGGGGTTCGGCGTTCTGTTCTTGGATATGCCCGTGCTATCCTTTTGAAGGGAGGGAAAGCTGGAAGAGCCTACATCGTTTTGGATTCGTTCCGCGAGAACTTCTTCTCCAGTGGAAATGCCGGGTTGACCCTGGCTTGCTATGAAGTTCTACACGCCGACCTGGACTGACAAATAGATAATAAGGTATAGGAAAAAGGGAGAATATGGAAGACAACGAACTGAATTATGCTGAAGAACTTCGGATAGACCCGAACTTGTTGGATGTAGAATGCCTACGCCAGCCGGAACTCTTTATGGAATGGGCAGAGCGGGCGACCGAAGCCCATGCCGATATTGAGCGGGCTAAACTGCGGATGGATGTTAAGAAGGCAACTATCGATAAAGAAGTTCGGGAGGACCCCGGCAAGTTTGGTCTCTCCAAGGTTACAGAAGCCGCCGTCCAGTCTGCAGTCCTCTCCTCGGAAGAGTACCGAGAAAAGAACCTGGACTACATCAAAGCCATGTCCAATGCCAAGCTGCTGGACTATGCTGTACGAGCGTTCGACCAGAGAAAATCCATGCTCAACAATCTCATCACGTTACACGGTCAACAGTATTTCGCCGGACCGAAGGTTCCTCACGACCTACCGGCGGAATTCTTGAAGCACCGTGAGAAAATATCCAAGGATACAACCGCAGCTCAAAAGGGGAAGGCGAGGAAGAGGAAATGAGCTGGTCTATAATAGAATACCTGGTGGCTGGTATTTTGTCAGTCTTCTGGATTTATTTGGTATTTCGGGTGGCAAGTGCCGCCATTGTAAAAAGCCTGGAAAGGCGAAAGGAGAAGCAAAATGGCAAAACGAAGTAAGAGAAAGCGAGTATCAAAGGAGGGTGTTCGCAAGAATGCCCGTGAGTCAAAGAGTGGCGGTGTGAACTATTTTGACGCCGGGGATGGAATTGATATGTGGGCTCCCGAAGAGGCCGCCACAATTCTGATGGACTTCTTGCCGTACGAGATCACGGAGGAAGGTCACCCGGACGGCTTGGAGCCTGGTACGCTATGGTATAAGCTACCCTTCCAAGTCCATCACAACGTCGGCGCCGAGAACACCTCTGTTGTATGCCCTGTGTCCAAGGGCAAGGCTTGTCCCATCTGCCAGGAGCGGAAGGAACTGGAGAAGGACTACGACGAAAATGAGGCGGTCATCAAGGGCTTGCGAACACAGAAGTTCGTGGCCTACATCATCAAGCATCCCGAGGACGAGGACAAGTTGGTTATCTTTGTCATGTCCAAGGGCAAGTTTGCAAACGCCCTGGAGAAGGAACTGGACGAGGGCGATGAAGACATCCTCAATTTCTATGACGTCAATGAGGACGGCCGAACGCTGAAGGTTCGCTTTTCCAAGGCTACGTTCGAGGGGCGAAAGTATTTGGAGGCGACTCGCATCGACTTCAAAGGCAGGGAGGAGATGGACGAGGACGAAATCATCGGCAAGACTCCGGAGCTCTTCAAGTCTCTGAACGTGCTTCCGTACGAAAAGATCAAGAAACTACACCTCCAGTTGAGCGAGGACGAGGACGGCGACGAAGACGGTGCCGGTGAGGATCCTCCAGAGAAGGACGAGGACCCGGAAGCAGAAGCCGCCGCAATGGGAGAGCCCCCGGAGGAAGATCCTGAGCCAGACCCCGAACCGGAAGAGGAACCGGAAGAGAATCCTGAGCCAGACCCCGAACCGGAGGAGACTAAAGAGGACAAGGAAATCCGGGAAGCCGAGGAGAAGCTCGCCAAGAAGAAAGCTGCGGCTGCTGCCAAGAAAAAGAAGGCAGCCGACAAGAAGAAGCCGGACAAATCCGACAGGAAGACTAAGGATGCCGACGGCAAGGAGCGGTGCCAGTTTGGCGGCAAGTTTGGCGTTGACTGTGACAAGATGGACGAATGCGACGAGAAGTGTCCGCGCGAGGAATGGGAAGCTTGCGACGCGGCCGTCACCGCCAGTAAGGCGGCTAAGTAAGAACGCGGTGGGAGACATCGGATGAACACCGATTGGGTTCCTTTCGAGTCTGGGAGCCTATAGCATAACGGCAATGCACCCGCCCATTTTGAAAGGAACCAATGTCCAAGAAGACTGAAGAAGCTGCCCAAGCTATCGAAGCCGCGGCAGAGGAAGAACCCAAGAAGGAATTTATCAAACCAGAGGACCTACTCTCCACCGGGTCTACTCTACTTAACCTGGCTTGCGCGGACAATCCACATGGAGGTCTGCCCAAAGGAAAGTATAGCCTGCTGGTGGGCGACTCTGCTGCTGGCAAAACATTCCTTTCCATGACATGTTTTGCGGAGGCTTGCATCAATCCCAACTTCCAGGACCATCGCCTCATCTACGATAACGCTGAAGATGGTTGCATGATTGACATTGAACGTTTCTTCGGTAAGGCGGTTGCTGACAAAATAGAACCGCCCGGAGAGGACAAGGAAGGTGCAAGCTATTCGGAGACCATCGAGGATTTCTACTATAACATAGACAATGCCATCAAAGAGGAAGAGCCCTTTATCTATGTCCTCGACTCCATGGATAGTTTATCCTCTGAATACGAGGGGAAGAAGTTTGACCAAGGAAAGAAAGCTGCTGACAAGACCGTATCCGAAGATGATAATGCGGAAGAGACCAAGGTCAAGGGAAGCTATGGTGATGGTAAAGCTAAACAGAACTCCACCAACATCAGAAGACTACTGGCACCGCTCCGCAAGTCAGGCTCTATCCTTCTTATTCTCTGCCAGACCCGCGACAACTACACTGGGTATGGGGGGAAGGTCAGGTCCGGTGGTCATGCCCTGCGGTTCTACGCTACATTAGAAATCTGGTTCTCTATCAAAGAGGAAATCAAGAAGGGAGTCAAAGGGGCCCAACGTCTTGTTGGTACTCTCTCATCAATCCGGGTCAAGAAAAACCGTATTACAGGGAAGAAACGGGAGCCTATTTTGCTTCCCATCTTCCCCTCATACGGAATTGATGATGTTAGCTCTTGCGTAGAATATCTGATAAAGGAAAAGTGTTGGACAAAGCAGGGGAAGGTTTTTGTTCCGAAAGGAATGGGGGAGGTTATCAAGCCCGGGACCAAAGAGAAGCTCGTCAAAGATATTGAAACCCTGGGCAAGGAGACCAAGCTGCGAAGGCTTGTCGGCAATAGGTGGAAAGAGATTGACGAGGCCTGTGCTGTGAAGGATAGGAAGAGTAGGTACTAATGAGCTTCGGGGATATGGATTGTCAATGCTGTGGAAATGAGAGCTCCTATTGCGATATGATAGAATGCACAATCTGTGGGAATGATATTTGCAAGAATTGCATCCGTGACCGTGAGGAAGGTCCTATCTGCAAAGATTGTCTTACCAATGAGGAAAAAGACAAAAAATGATTTGGGTTTTAATAGACGCCAGCTACCTTGCCCATCGTGCCCGACATTGTTTGGGAGGGTTAACCTTCGACGACTTCCACACCGGTGTCCTATTCGGTTTCCTCGAACAGCTTCTCACCACCTGCCAATCCAATTATATTCAAAGTAATAAGGTCGCATTCTTTTTTGATTCCAAACAGAGCTTCCGCAAACAGGCCTATCCTGAGTACAAGAAGAAAAGACATGAGGACAGAACCGAAGAAGAAATTCAACAGCTTACCATCATGCACGAGCAAGTCAAACTTCTTCGTACCACCTTCCTCCCTGGTATGGGTTTCAAAAACCTTTATCGTCAAACAGGTCTGGAGAGTGATGACCTCCTTGCGCAAGCTGCCTTAGAAATTGAGAATGATGTCGATATGCGAACCGGTATTATAACGAGGGGCGGCGTTATAATCACAAGTGATAAGGACCTGTGCCAGTGTATCTCAACAAGAGTTCATTGGTACGACCCTCAGCGAAATAACTATTTGAACGGATCCAGCTTGCGAGCAAATTACGGTGTAGGCCCTACGGACTGGGCTCGCATGAAAGCCATTGCAGGTTGCAACTCTGACAATGTCGAGGGGATAAGGGGCGTAGGGGATAAGACAGCGGGCTTCTACATAGAGGGGAACCTAAACCCCAAGACCAAAAAGTTTCAATCCATTGTTTGTCAAGAGGGACAGGACATTATTGAGCGCAATATGCCTCTGGTAAAGCTGCCTCATGTAAAGACTAAGGCAATAAACTTACAAGAGAATGAATTTTACCAGGACCAGTTCTTCGACCTGTGTAGACAATATGGTATAGAGTCTTATTTAGACGGACGGAGATACAAGGATTGGGTGAGATTTTTCAGAGGTCGGTTTGATAGGCAGAAGGACACGGCGAGGAGAAGAGATGAAAGTAGATAAGTTACGAGAAATTGGAGCCTGTAGGAATTCGGTTGGGTGGGCTGTATCACAGCCCAGCCGCGCCGCTGCATGGCAAAACTGCGAACGCGGGGACTGGCTACTCTGGCTGCTTGGCGAGTTATCCGGGCCGGTCGGTAGCAAATCACGCAAGAAACTGGTGCTGACGGCTTGCGAATGTGCGAGATTGGCGTTGCCGTTTGTGGAAAAAGGTGAGAAGCGACCGCTGCAAGCTATTGAGACTGCTGAACGCTACGTCAGGGGCAAAGCTACAATAGAAGAAGTGCTCGCCTCTGCCGCCGATGCCGATGCTGCCGCCTATTCCGCCTCTGCCGCCGCCTCTGCCGCCGCCTCTGCCGCCGCCTCTGCCGCCGCCTTTGCCGCCGCCTCTGCCGCCGCATCTGCCACCTTTGCCGCCGCCTCCTTTGCCGCCTCCGTAACGGCGGCAAAAGCCGCATTGGACAGATTCAATATCGAGTCCAATGCCGCCACCT